TCACTCCCTAACCATAGAATAAGGGCTACAAGCCCTACCCCCATTAATAAACCCAACAATAGAACAACTATGATGGTAAACATTATTTTACCTCAGACATCTCTTTGAGAACAAGGGATAAATCGTCTGCATACTTGCTACAGTTCTTGGATGCTTTGATAGCACTAGACCAGTCACCAGCTAGACAGTAGTGGTGCAATACCTTTACTTCTGCCATCAAGTTAATCCAAATATCTGAGTAGTCTTTTTGGTCATCAATCTTCATCTTGTTTCATTCCTATATGCTAAGTGTTTAAAAATCTGCCATTTTTCTTGAAATCTCTTGTCCTCGCTAGGTGGTATCCATCCTAGTTTTTTCAAAGTATCAACAACATTGGTCTTGGCTGCTGGGATATATTCTTTATCAAGATTATCTAAGTGGCTCATGCTAACTCCTTTGAATTTTCTAAACAATCTTCAACTAGGTATTTTGCAAGAGCTAATTTAACCTTGATTATCTTATCTTTAGACCAATAGAATCCAAGATGAGTTTCAACAGATGGGTAAATTTCTAACTTATTAACAATAAAGTCTTTGCTGATATTAAAACCAAGAGTATGGCTTAAATCTGTAGTAGATAAAAGATTTCTTGCATCAATGAATCTTGCTTCTGATATTTTAGGAAATAAGTTCATGCTAATTGTGCCTTTCTATCTTCTTTTGCTTTGTTGATCCTGACTAGAGCTGCTTTGTCTTTACTTGCTACCTTGTAGCCATGAGCAAAGTTCTTCTTGAGTTCTTCCATATCTTTTGATAAGACAATCATTTCTTCTAGCTCTGTGACATCTACAGGCTCTGCATCTTCCTGTGGGAGATCTTCACCAGCATAGATATACAAGCCAATACCATGCAATGCGATAGCTTTGGCTAGGCATCTTTGCATAGCTGTATTAACTGCAAAAGCATCTGGGTTAGGTATGGCTTTGTTGCGGTAGTCCATCACAGGTAGCTGGGCAGTCATAGACTTGCCAAAAGCATTGACTGTGCAAAATACCATCACAGTCTCACCAAACAATACTGGCTGACCATAAGACCAAGTAGCCATTGAATCTTGTTGTAGCAACTGGTCACAAGCCCAAGCCCATGACAAATAGCTAAGACCATTTTTCTTTTCAATCTTGCTTGAGACATCTATCTTTCTTAATTCTGCATATTTACTCATTTATTTCTCCTTAAAAACCTATTTAAAAAACTGCGCCAACAAAAATATAAAGCTGTGGACTTACACAATCCTGACATCCGTAGTCTGCGGTATTTGGTTATCATCTTTCATCCCACTTAGATCTATTGTCAATCTCATAGTTAGCTCTGTCATTAGCATAGCCTTCCATGACTTCTACTGTGTGATTCCAGACCCATCTGCCTAGAGTCTCAAAGTCTCTGTTCTCTAGCAACTCTTGGAGTCGCTCACCTTGCTCTTTATTGGTCTGTTCCATAGCTTCTAGAAAGTTATTAACCTTGTTAGGGTTATATTCATCAGCCATAAAGTCATTAACTAGTTCTTCAAAAGTCATCATCTTCTCCTTAAATAAACAAAGCAAACATTGAACCGATAATTGCGCCTAAAACTGCTGCACCTAAAATATCTAATTTAGTAACTTTCATTTTTAACTCCTTCAATTAAACCCATTGCAATTGTTGTGGCTGGTAAATCATAATCTGTAACAACTTGACCCATAAACTCATGGATAGCTACATATCTAGTTTTTATCAATTCACCTTTGCTATTGTAAGTTTTAAGAATGTCTGTAACTGTGCAAAGTTTAGGTGATTTACCTCTTGATTTAAATTTAGTTCCTATTACAAATTCCATTTTTAAATCTCTATAAACTGTGTTAGTAAGTAAGATTGTGCAAGATAAAACTTACACAAACCTTACTGAGTTGTTAATTTATATGGTTTATTCCACTCACCAATATTGATAGAGTAGTAATAAGCTGTATCAAAATAATCTGTCATTGCATCTGATCTATCATAGTAATCTGCTGATTTCATTGCTTTTTCAATCTGCAACAATAAATCTTTAGACTTACCTTTGAAGTGCTTGTCAATCCAATAGTTATTTACTTGTATATACTTTCTGTCATAAGTGTTTTCTGATGTTAGATCCGAAAACCAATCAACATCCCCTTCTCTAATAGTTAAAAGAATTTTGCTATGGTGCAAAACTTTTAAAGAGTATTTAATATTTGTATCCTTAAGAACAGATTTAAGGTTAGCAGCAATTTTTGCTTTTTTTTCTTGATTCATCCAAGCCATGATTTTCTCCTAAACAGTTAAACAAAAAAACTTTCTATGTAGATAATTTAGTCCTTGAAACTTACAATAACCTTACAATATAAAAATAAATAGTAAGAAAAACCCTAAGTTGCGGAAAAACAACAATGAGAGCTAAGAGAGTAGATATTAACCAGAAAGCCATAGTTGAACACTTAAGAGCTATGGGTATGTCTGTATTCCATCTGCACGAAGTCGGCAAAGGCTGTCCAGACCTGTTGGCTGGCATCAATGGTCAGACCTACCTTGTAGAAGTTAAGCAAAGTAGCAAGGCTTCATTTACTCCTGCGCAGCTAGAGTTCCAAAGGACTTGGCAAGGATCACCGGTAGTAAGAATAAATAATATTGAAGAAGCTATTGCATTTGTAAAAAATATGGTTTAATCTCTTTGGAAGGCTAGGAAAAAGCTCATTACTTGATCCGAAAAGTCGATTAGTCACCGACCTGCCAACCTTCTTTTAATGACTACCTTTGACTGGGGAACAAAATGAATTTTTATCCATTCCATATTGGGGATTATTTATCCCACACCAACCATCTCAGTAATGAGGAAGATTTAGCCTATAGAAGGCTGATTGATCTTTATTATCAAACAGAGCAACCATTTACAAGAAATTTATTGTGGCTTGCCAAAAGAGTTAAATCTACAGAAGAAATTGTTGCTTCTATACTTGTTGAGTTTTTTGAAGAAACTCCAGAAGGATGGAAAAATAAGCGAGCCGATGAAGAAATAGCAAAATATAAAGCTATGCAAGAAGGGGGTCGCAAAGGCGCAGCATTAAGATGGGGAAAGGGTAGCGATACCCCCCCTAAACACCCCCTAATGCAAACCAAGAACCAAGAACCAATAACCAAGAACCATATAAAAGATATAACACCTGTCGGTGTTTCTGATTCTGTTTTTAATGATTATTTAAAGATTAGGAAAGCCCAGAAGAAGCCTTGGACTTCTACAGCTCAGAAGCTAATGGAGAATGAAGCAAAAAAAGCTGGCATCTCTTTACAAGAAGCAATGGAAGTCTGCTGTGCTAGGGGATGGATAGGATTTAAGGCAGAATGGCATAAGCCAGATGAAAAGAAATTAGGGCAACTACCACTAGGAACAGACCAGCAAATAGCCCATGCTTACGAAGTTGAGTGTGGTGGAGATCCTACAAAGGCTAGATTTAACAGCTATTTTGAGATGAGGAAGTTTGTTGAAAATTTCAGAGATAAACAAAAGCGAGCAGTACAGGCATGAGTGTGAGTTAAGATTTATAGCCAGCATGAAGCTATCAGAAAGAAGAAGGTATTTAGGTAAAGTTTTAGAAAAGAGGGGTGTTGTAGCCCTAGACAAACTAAAGGAAGGATTAACTGAATTATGGAAAAAGAACAAATCAACCAAAGCATGACAAATATTGATCCTAACAAGGCTGTTAGTTTCATCATTGAAAATGCACCAAAGTATGCAGAGGCTAAAAGCCAAAGGGTTTACCTAGAGAACTATCTCAAAGTAAAAAAAGCTGACTTAGTTATGAAATGCAATGAAAACACTATCACCAGAGCAGAGCATTATGCCTTGGCTCATCCTGATTACTTGGTTATTGTTGAGGGAATCAAGGTAGCTATGCTAGAGGAAGAAAAGCTCAAATACTTCCTAGAGGCTGCCAAACTAAGAGCTGAAATCTGGCGCACTACCGAGGCATCTAATCGGTCACAGGATCGAGCTGCAAGATGAATGGCAATAGCTCCTACTCCCAAAGAAACTCTGGTAGAAATCTAGGTGAGGAGTTATTTGAGCAATACTGTGAAAGTAAACAGGTATTTTTTAGAAGGCTTGGCTTTGATGAAAAGAAAGATCCTATTCCTAATTTTTATACCATTAGTCCTTTTATTAGGAATCTTCCTGACTATCTCGTATCTAGTAACAAAGGCACAAGATTGGTTAATATCAAAGGTACTGCGAATTTCAAAGCATCTGAAATAGCCATGATTCCTCAGTTTATCGAGTGGTATCACAGTAGAGAATGTCCTTTATGGTATGCCTTCTGCTTTTCTGGGCAAAATACTCCTACCTTCAGAACCCCTGACCAAGTGATTGAACTATATCAGATGGCAGAGGATAAGCAATGGAATGATGGGGTTAAATACAGGACTTTGAATCTTGACTAAAGCAGAAAAGGAACACTATGATAAAGTTGCCAGACTTGGGTGCATATTATGTAGACATCTCGAACTTGGAGAAACCCCTTGTGAAATCCATCATATTAGACGAGCAGGCAAAAGAGACACAGCACCAGTTATCGGACTCTGCCCATTCCACCATAGATTTGAGGGAGTTCATGGACTTGGTAGAAAAGCATTTGAAAAGAAGTATGGATTGACCGAAGAAGATTTATTAGAGAAAACTCAGGAACTACTATGAAAAACCCACCAATTTTTATTAGCTCAAAAACAGGTAAGCCACTACCAGTCTTGTTAAAGTCTATTGAATTGTATGTCCCAGAGGATGTTGAAATATATATCTGCGGATCAGATTACAAGCTACCAAAGCACAAAACTCATAACTTTGAACACACCTATGATACTGGTGGCAAGGCTTGGGAGTTTATGACACAAGAAGTATTCAAGAACCATGACTATGGTGTAGCCTGTGCTGATGATGTGGTATTAAACCCAAATAGCTACCAACAACTGATAGAGGATTTAGATCTTTTATTGAAAGTTGGCAAAAAAGTAGGTATTTTAGCTGCAAGAACTAACTATGCTAAGGGATGGCAAAATATTAGATATGGTCAGGGAGAGCTAGTCGGCATGGCTTATGAGGGGGAGTCTAAGATTGTAGAAGTAGACTATGTAGCAGGAATATTTAATACAGTTTCAAAAGATACCTATGTCCCACTTGTTCCGATAGATTGGTTTTCTGACGATATACTATGTCTTGACATGATTAACAATGGATGTAAACATTATGTATCTAGGTCTTATGTGCATCATGTTGGAAGTATGACTTATGGGAGAGACTACAAAGCCTGTAATGATGCTTCAAAGCAATGGATACAAGAAAACAGACCAGAACTGTATGAAAGATTTTTTGGGTAAATATGAGTATTCATGAGAGGCTTCTTAATTGGTCATACTATGTCACTATGTGGCTAGAAGATCCATCTCCAAAGCAACCTTCTACCTGTCGCTCCTTTGAAAAGAACTACAATCCAGAGCTAGGTAATGTCATGGAAGAAGATTACCCTGATATGCCGAGTATTGACTGGAAAGATGGAGAGATAGTAGAGTCTTGCATGAAAGACCTTCCAGAACACCATAGAAGGGCTTTAAAGGCATTTTATGTAAGCCACCCATACCAGAGTAACCATTCTATCGCCAACTACCTTAGAATCAATGTAAAGAAACTAGAGAATGACCTACAAGAAGCCAGAACAAGAATTAACAAAGAACTCAACAGGAAGCTATCAGGAGACAAGGTACTGCGATAATTGCAGAGTTAAGAAGCCAAAGCATACAGGCAACTTTGTCATGGTAGGTGAGTTTAGGCAAAAGTGGTTTTGCTGCCATTGTTATGAAAAAAGAAACCATAGATAAAAAAGTTGTTGCTTTTCTAAAAATGTAGTAAGATTGCCTTGGGAAAATGTATCTAAAGTTTCCTGATTTTTTTCATTTTTCTCCTTCACAGAGATTTAAGCCCATTAAATTGGGCTTTTTTTTAGGAATTTTCATGGACAAGACAACAATCATGGTAGGTCTATTAGGTGATAAGCCTAAGATGGCTGGTAAAAAAGAGGGTGGACTTCTTGAGAGTGATGTCTCTGCTTGTCCATTGGCAACACAAGACAAGGTTATTAATGAAGGTAACAAGCGAAAAGCGGTAGTGGTCGCTAACTATACAGACAAGCCAGTAGCTAAGTGTATGGATTGTGCCTACTTTTGTGAGTCAAAGGAGTTGCCTACTTGCGGAATTGCTAAAGGTATGGGATTCTGTGAAAAATTTGAGTTTACTTGTAGCGAAAAAAATGGCTGCTCAGAATTTGAAGTAAAAGAAGAAGAATCTGAAGAAGAAATGGAAGATGAATATGAAGAATAGTCTCTATGGCAATATCGCAGCAAAGCGCAAGAGAATCGCTGAAGGATCTGGCGAAAAGATGAACAAGGTAGGTAGCAAGGCTGCTCCTAGTGCTAAAGACTTCAAGGCTGCTGCAAAGACAGCCAAACCATACAAGGCTAAAAAATGAACAAGACACAAAAGAAAATCGGCAAAGTAATGGGTGAGTACAAAGAAGGTACTCTGCACTCAGGTAAAAGTGGCAAAGTAGTTAAAAACCCTAAACAAGCTATTGCTATTGCTATTAGCGAAGCTGCCAAGTCTGCTCGCTACAAGAAATGAAAGTAAGAGAAGCTGCCAAAGTTCTTGAGAGAATCGGTGTGGCTGGCTATAACAAGCCCAAAAGAACACCAAATCACCCTACTAAAAGCCATGTAGTAGTGGCAAAAGAAGGTGATAAGACCAAGACAATCCGTTTTGGTCAGCAAGGAGTATCAGGATCACCGGCTATGAAAGGTGAGTCCGAGGCTGATAAAGCTAGAAGAAAGTCATTTAAGGCTCGTCATGCTAAGAATATAGCCAAGGGCAAGATGTCAGCCGCCTTTTGGGCAGACAAAATTAAGTGGTGAACATGAGTTTTCGGTTAATCATCAGACTAAAGACTTATACTTTTATGGGGTAAAGAAATAATGGCAGATACTAAAGGTGGAGCATATATAGGCTACCCAGCAAGCGGAAAAAATAGACAAACTGGCTATTTAACTGGTTTGTTAGAGTCTGCTGCTGGTTATCCACAAAAAGAAAATATGTCTGTTTTAGATAAAAATCAATCCGCATATATGCAAGGCAGACAAGAAGGTGAAATATTAAGTTTATTAGGATTAGCTTCTCCTGCTGTAGCTGGTGTTACAAGATTATTAACAAACCCTAAAACTTATGCTGGATATGCAAGACCTTTTTATAGTCCTCAAGTATCTACAGAAGCTGCTCAAACACCTACTAGAACATTGCTTGAGGCTGCCGGTGACCCAATTGCTGAAGGTTTAAGTAGAAGAAGATTTGAACTTGGTGCTACAGACCCATTAAAGAAAAATGTTGAATATAGACAAGGTGTATGGGAAGCAGAATCTAATCCAATGTATTTATCGACAATGCCAAGAACAATGGGAGCATTATCTGAAAATCCAGAACTAATTAGAAATGTGGTTCAGTCTGCTGAAAATTTAGAACAAGCTGGTGCAGGAGTAATAAGAGCTATTCCATTACCAATGACAAGTGATTTAGCTAAAGGTGATGTGGCAATACTATCTAAAGCTGGAAAGGCTTTGTCAGGAAAAGAAATATCTGAGTTAAGTAAAGTTATAGCTGGTAGAGGTGCTATACAGCATAGAGCAGATGGTTCTGCTGTATTAATGTCTTTTGGTGATGATTTGACTGGTTTAGTAAATGAAGGTAAAAAAGATTTGCCATCATTAAAAGCAAGACCAGCTATCTCTCAAGAAGGTATTGATAGACTGTATTTTGAAAGACCAGAATATCAAGGTTTGGGTGCTGTATCAAGAGAAGCTAATCCTGCTATTAAAGATTTAATTAATTTTGATGATTTGTTGCGAGTAATGGGTTACAGGGAGTAAGGTCTATTAATTTATATTTAATTGATTTCCAAGGTGTATAAATTAAATGTTCCCCTACTGGTTCTGCTTGAAAGTAAGTTTTATAAGCAGTTTTGTAGTCATCAATTTGTTTAATTAAGCTATCAGATGGCTGATTAGGCAAAGCTAAATTTTGACAAGCTAGTTCAACTGATTTAGAAACTGGTACTTTGTTGGTCTCCCAATTAATGTAACTAACCCTGTGAACTCCTAAGAGTTCTGCTGCTTTTTCTTGGGTTATGTTTAGGCGAGATCGCCAGTTTTTTATGTTAAAAGTCATTTTGTTACTCCCTTGTAGAATAATCTCGAAGAATTTTTGCTGTTGTATGTCCTGATGGAAAGTAATCTGGAGCATCTAAGGTGGGCAGCTTGTCTGCAAAAGCCAGTAAAGGCTCATAAAGACCTAATGCTTCTCTCCAGACATCTTGCTCAGTAAAACCTCTGCGAACACAGGTATAAACACAGTCGGTACGATATAAAAGATGTTTCATTTGATTCCCCTATTAAAGTCTTGTAGATATTGCAAGATTGGTACTACTTTATAAATGTCAGAGTGTTTTTCTTGGATAGTGTTAGCTGTTTTTTGACTAAATATTTCAATCACAGGCTTATTACTATCTTTGTAAACCACTACCCAAGATGCTGTTTTGTTTAATGAAGTCATGGTTTTTCTCCTAAGTAGTCTATGCAGTTCAAGGAGCTATTTAATAAATCCTCGTAATACTGTTTATGTTTAGTAAAGTCCTCTGCACCGGATGTACTAAAGTCATGGAACAACTGAGTTAAGTTATCTTCAAGGGATGCTAACAATGAAGTCTTGGTATCTCTGCGAGTAATTAAAGATGTCATGGTTTATCTCCTTATGCGTAAGCAGTCCAATGGGATTTAGGGAATATTGCTTTATTGCCAATTTTTGCAACTGGTGTAACTTTGTAAGCATTAGAAAAACTATTAATTTTGATGCGAGCTTCTGATGTTTCGCTATCTTTTTGAATTAGCTTTTTAAATGGTTTACCGATAAAAGAACCTTGAACCGGTACACAGTCACCCTGTAAATAAGCTGTTTCTTCAATTAATTGACTGATAGCACAAAATGTAGCTGTTTTACCTGAGATAGAGATAACCTCGTAATAATCAATATTAGTTTGGTCGTAACCCCAAGAGGAGCGAAATACATCTCCTACCTCTACACCATGATTAATACTAGCTTTAGCTTTTTCAGCTTTGCGAGCAGCTTTTCGCTCTGCATGAGCGTGTACCCATTCAAAGGTTTTAGTAACCTCTGCTTGGCGCTGCTCTGCATTTTTAAAAATATAGTGCCAAGTAGGATTAACTGCACGACCTACAAAGCATAAGCCACCGATTCTTGGTGATTCTTTGTAATAGATTTGGATACCTAAGTCTTGGTCATCCCAAGATAATGTGTAACCTTCTGGGATGTAGCGTTGAGTAGTTTTCTTCATTTGTAATGCTCCTTAACTGTTTAGCCATATTTATGAATCGCTAGGCAAGTGGTTAAATAAATCAGCGATTAGATGTAATGTAGCAAAACACTACACAGTAGTCAAGAGGTAATTGCAAAATATTTTTAAGTGTTGTATATTTGCAACATCATCAACCAATAACCGTTTGGATTGGAATGGAAAACAGTAGCGAAAACAACAAACTGCCTATTGAAACAATTAATTCAGTAGGTGCGCCCAAAGGCAATGATAATGCTAGGAAGGGTAGACTATTCTTTGACCAGCTTAGAAAAGAGCTAGTTCAAGAGGATGCAGTCAAACTAAGAATGATTGCTAGAAAGCTAGTAGAGGCTGCTCAAGATGGAGAGCCTTGGGCTGTTAAAGAAATTATGGATAGGGTAGATGGCAAAGCAATTCAGGTTACAGAGATGTCTGGCTTGGACGGTGGAGCAATTGAAACAATAACTTCTATCAATATTAATCTTAAGAAGCCTGAATGAGTGAACTCAATTTAGAGTTACCAGAGAAGATGAGCTTCTTGTTTGAGCCACACAGATATAAGGTGGCTTACGGTGGTCGAGGATCTGGTAAGTCTTGGGGTGCATCTATAGCTTTATTGGCTTTAGGCGCACAAAAACCATTAAGAATACTATGCGCTCGAGAGTTCCAGAATTCTATCAGCGATTCTGTTCATGCCCTACTAGCAGACCAGATAAAGAAGATGAACTTAGAGTCATTCTATGAAGTACAGAACACAGCTATATATGGCAAGAATGGTACAGAGTTCTTGTTCGCAGGACTAAAGCACAATGTCACAAAGATTAAGTCTTTTGAGGGTGTAGATGTCTGTTGGGTAGAAGAAGCACAGACTACTTCTAAGTCTAGCTGGGATGTATTGATTCCCACAATCCGTAAAGAAAACTCAGAGATATGGATTACTTTCAATCCTGAGTTAGATACAGATGAGACTTACAAGCGGTTTGTAGTATTGCCACCGAGCAATGCCAAAATAGTTAAGGTTAATTACTCTGACAATCCTTGGTTTCCATCAGTCCTAAGAGATGAGATGGAAGATTTAAAGTCTAGAGATGTGGATGCCTACCTGAATGTCTGGGAAGGCAATACAAGACAAGTATTAGATGGCGCAGTCTATGCCAATGAGCTAAGAAAGGCTCAAGAAGAAAACAGAATTAAGGATGTGCAAGTAGATATGTCCATACCAGTTTCAACTTTTTGGGACTTGGGCTGGAGTGATATGACTAGTATCTGGTTTGTGCAGACAGTAGCCGGTGGTGAAGTAAGAATCATAGACTTCTACCAGAACTGTCAGAAAACCATTGACCATTATGTTCAAGTGCTTCAGAATAAGGGTTATACCTATAGGGATCATTGGCTACCCCATGATGCAGAACACAAGAATATGACAGGTCGCAGCACTAAAGAGATTATTGAAGGCATGGGATTACCAGTTAGGATTACTCCTAAACTGTCCATTGCTGATGGCATTAACTCTGCTAGGATGTTGATGAATAGATGCTACTTTGACCAGAATAAATGCGCTGAAGGCTTACAGGCTTTAAGACACTACAGATATGCAGTAGACCCTGATACTAAGATGTTTAGCGATAAACCTTTGCATGACCAACATTCCCATGCTGCTGATGCTTGGCGGTATGTTGCGGTAGGGCTTGATGAGAAGCCTAATGAATGGAATAAGTCCCTTAAAATTAACACAAAATGGATCGTCTAATGGATCAAGAAAAACTCAAAGGAATACTAGATGCAGAGATTGATAACTCTCTGGGCTATATTCAAACAGACACTACTGATGAGCGTTCAAAGGCTATTGAATACTACAATCGTGAACCGTATGGTAACGAAGTAGAAGGTCGCTCTCAGATTGTTACTGGTGAAGTTGCTGAAGTAGTTGATGGTGCATTGCCACAATTACTAAGGATTTTCACTCAGTCTGACGAGATGGTGCGCTTTGAGCCTAGATCATTTGATGATGAGCAAAAGGCTTTACAGGCTACAGAGTATGTAAACTGGGTAATGAACCGAGATAATGATGGTGTATCTTTGATGCACACTTGGTTCAAAGATGCCTTGTTGCAGAAGAATGGCATTATTAAGGTCTACTGGGATGAAGTAGTAAATGTCACTAAAGAGAAGTATCAAGACCTAAATGAGCAAGAGCTAACAATGCTTTTGTCTGATGACTCTATCGAAGTATCTAAGCAAGAGCAGATTGAGGTAGATTCTTACCAAGACCCAATGACAGGTATGGTAATTCCAATGTTCTCATACAATGTCACAGTCAAAAAGACAAACAAGACAGGCAAGGTAGTTATTGAGAATGTCCCACCAGAGGAGTTCTTAATCTCTAAGAAGGCTCGCACTATTGGTGATTCTCCGTTTGTAGCTCACAGAAGGCTCATCACTCGCTCTGAGTTGATTGGCATGGGCTTTAACAAGAAGATTGTTGAGGACTTACCAAGTTGGTCTGATTTAACTTACACACAGGAAAGAGTTGCTCGCTACAGCAATGGTGAGAATCCTGATGTAAACAACAGCACACTCGATCCAGCAATGGAAGATATTGAAGTATATGAGTGCTATCTCAAGGTCGATATGGATGGAGATGGTATTGCAGAACTCCGCAAGGTAGTCTATGCAGGTAGCGAGATTCTAGACGATACAGAGATTGACTTTGTACCATTCTGCTCAATCTGCCCTATTCCTATGCCACACAAGTTCTTTGGTCATAGCTTGGCAGACCGTTCAATGGACATTCAGTTGATTAAGTCTACTGTTACAAGACAGATTCTAGACAATATGTATATGACTAACAGCCCTAGAATGGGTGTTGTTGAAGGTCAAGTAAACCTAGATGACTTGCTAACCGTTACAGCTAATGGAGTGGTTCGCATTAAGAACCCTAATGCAATTGTTCCTTTGACAGTACCGGCAACTGCTGCACAGTCATTCCCATTGCTTGAGTATTTAGATGTAGTTCAGACTAAGAGAACTGGTGTCAATGATGCTCAACAAGGCTTAAACCCAGACATTCTACAAAACACTACAGCCACAGCAGTAGCAGCTATGCAATCAGCATCAGCAGGTAGGATTGAATTGATTGCTCGAATCTTTGCTGAAACTGGGGTAAAAGACCTGTTCCAGAAGATTCTACAGCTTCTGTGCAAGTACCAAGACAAGGCTAGAGTGATTCGCTTACGAGGCAAATATGTCTCTATTGATCCTAGAGAGTGGACTAACCAGTTCGATATGTCTATCAATGTAGGTCTTGGAACAGGTAACAAACAAGAGCAGATGGCTATGATTGCTATGGTTCTAGGTAAGCAAGAAGAAATCCTTAAGACCATTGGAGTTAATAACCCATTGGTAGACCTAGGACAGTATCGCAATACTTTGGGTAGATTTATCGAGTCTGCTGGCTTTAAAGACTCAACCGAGTTCTTCAAAGAGATTAGCCCAGAGCAACTACAGATGATGGCTCAACCACAGGAACAGCAACAAGATCCACAGGTTCAGGCTTATATGGCTCAAGTTCAAGCTCAAATCCAAGCTGACCAGATGAAGGCTCAAGCAGAGATGCAATTGGCTAGAGAGAAGGCAGTAGCTCAGATGCAGTTAGAGCGAGAGAAGTTTGAACAACAGATGCTTCTCAAGCAACAAGAGTTTGAATATGAAGCTCAATTGAAAGCTATGCAAATCGGTGCTAAGTTAAGTCCAACAGCTAATATACCGAATGTCCTATGAACAAAGCTGAAAGAGCAAATATCTATTTAACAGATGAGTTTTTCATGGAGCTTGTGGAAAACCAAAAACTGTTGTATAAAAACAACATATTCAATAGTGCAGAAGATGATGTAGATTTTCGAGAGAGATCTTTAATCAAACTAAAAGCTATTGAGGAATTCGAGGCATCAATCCAAGCTATCGCAGACGATAAGCAAATTAATGCTAAGAAGTGGAAGATTTTTTAACTACCATAAAAGGTATCAAAAATGAGTGAAAACACCAATCCGCAAGGAAGTGTAACCGTAGGTCAAGCAGCTAATGCGTTTTTATCTATGATGGACTCACCAACTGAGGAAGCGAAAGCTCAACCAGAGGAAGGCTATCAAGCTCAATCAGAGGAAGAATCAGAGCAATCTGATGGACAATCTAGAGAGCAAGAGGACTACACAGATGAAAGCGCAGAAGAAACTGAGTACCAAGAAGAAGAAACCGAAGAACCACAGCGATTCAAAGTCAAGGTAGACAATGAAGAAGTTGAGGTCACCTTAGAGGAGCTTCAACAAGGTTACAGTCGCACAAAAGACTATACAAAGAAAACTCAGGCTTTAGCTGAGACTCGCAAGGCTGTTGAAGCAGAAAGAGCGAGAATCGAAGAAGCCAAGCAGTTGCGAGATACTTATGCTCAAAGACTAGAAGTTATCGAGAAGTTACTATCCCAAGATCAGGGAGAGGAAAACTTAGCAGAACTAAGGGAAAATGACCCCATTGGTTATGCGATTAAGATAGCTGAAAGGTCAGAGAAAGAGAAGCAATTGCAAGCAGTTCGAGCTGAAAAACAGAAGATTGCTCAACAGCAAGAGTCTGACAGACAGCAAGCTCTGCAAGGTCATTTGCAGCAAGAAGCAGTAAAACTGAGGGAGATGATTCCTGAGTTTAGGGATGAAGCCAAAGCCGAGATAGCTAGGAAAGATATTAGAACCTATGCCAAATCTGTCGGTTTTAGTGATGAAGAACTAAGCCAAGTGTATGACTCAAGAGCAGTTAAGACTCTCTACAATGCAATGATGTATGAAAAACTAATGAAGGGTAAGACTGATGCTGTAAAGAAAGTGCAGTCTGCTCCTAAAGTATTAAGGGCTGGAAATGGCGGTCAGGTTAATGCTGAGAATGATGCAACTAAGAGACAGATGCAAAAACTCAAGCAATCTGGCAAGAAGTCAGATGCAGCTAAACTTTTTGAAAAATTTATTTAAAGGAAATTAGAAATGCCTACATTTACAAGATACGATGCCGTTGGCGCTCGTGAAGATTTATCTGATGTAATTTACAACATCAGCCCACAAGACACACCTATTATGTCCTCTATTGGTAAGACATCAGCTAAAGCTGTTTACCATGAGTGGCAGACTGATGCTTTGGCATCTGTAAACACAGCTAATGCACTTGTTGAAGGTGCTGATGCTACTGCTGCTACTTTGTCTCCAACAACTCGTATTGGTAACTACACACAAATCGTTGGTAAAACTGTGCAAGTTTCTGGTACTTTGGAGTCAGTAGACAAAGCTGGTCGTAAGTCAGAAAAGGCTTACCAGTTGGCTAAGGCTTCTGCTGAATTGAAGCGAGACATCGAAGGTATCATCACAGCTAACCAAGGTCAGTCTGCTGGTTCAAGCTCAACAGCTCGTGTTATGGGTTCTTTGTTGTCTTACATCAAGACAAACACAAACAAAGGCTCTGGTACAACTGCTGGTGCAGATCCAACAACTATTGGTGTATCTACTCGTACAGATGGTACAACTCGTACTTTCACAGAAGCTATGCTTAAAGATGTAGTTTCTAAGGTATTTACATCAGGTGGCACACCTTCAGTATTGATGGTTTCTCCAGCGTTGAAGCAAGTTGTTTCAGGCTTTACAGGTTTGGCACAACATCGTTACAACAGCACTACTGCTGGTGAAATTACAATCCTAGCCGGTGCTGACCTTTACCAGTCAGACTTTGGTGTTGTATCAATTGTTCCTAACCGTTTCATGCGTACTCGTGATGCTTTGGTACTTGATCCTGAATATGCAGCATTAGCATATTTGCGCCCATTCCAGACTATCGACTTGGCTAAAACAGGTGACTCAGAAAAGACTCAAATCTTGGCTGAATTAACTCTTGAAGTTAAGAACGAAGCTGCTCATGGTGGTGTATTTGACTTGTCAGCAAGTTAATAAGTAAGTAGAATTGGGGGTGGGGAAACTCACCCCTAATTTCTTGGAGATTTAATGTCAAAATTACTAGGTGATTTTGGGGAAAATAAAACTGCTTACTCCGATGGAGAAGGCGGTCTTATTATTGAAACTAAGCTAGATCTAAGTGATTTTGCTGAAGCTACCAAGCAAGTATACAAAGAGAATAGTGGTTCTAAGGGATGGGGAGATACTCCATATGACCCTAAGAATCATATAGCTTGTATACCACCAGAGATTATTGGTGATTTAAACAAGAAAAATATTATGAAGGGCTATCAAGTTATTGATATGCCAGCATTAAAAAGATGGTTAAATGATCCTGATAACCGAGTATTTAGAACTCGAGGGGGTCAAATCTAATGGCTACTGTCGCAATCTGCATCCCAGCTAGAGGACAGATGGAAGTAGGAACAGCTTTTGACCTAGCTAGAATGGTCAATCATGTAGCAAGAAACACAGAACACCAAGTCAATCTTTACACTTCTATGGGTACTCTGATATTTGACCAAAGAAACAATATGGTCGAGTCAGCCTTAGAAGAAGGCGCAGATTATGTCCTGTTTATTGATGCTGACATGAGATTCCCTAAAGATACTCTTGAAAGGCTACTGAGCCATGACAAGGGGATTATTGGGGTAAATGCAACAACTCGCTCTGCACCAGTCAAGGCTACTGCCAAGACACTAGAAATCGATGCAGATGGCACTTGCAACTGGAAGCAAATATCTTCTAAGAATAAAACAGGAATACAACAGGCTGATGGAATAGGCTGCGGAGTAATGCTAATTAGCAAAGAGACTCTAAATGCTATAGAAAAGCCTTGGTTCTTCTTTGAATTACTGCCTGAGAATAAGCTCTTGGGTGAGGATATTTACTTCTGTATCAAGGCAAAAGATGTGGGAATTGATACTTATATAGACCATGATTTATCTCAAGAGATAGGTCATGTCGGAAATTATACCTATGGATGGCATGACATACTATGAGCTTTTCTAACTATTCAGCACTACAGACTACCATTGCTAGTTACTTAGGTCGCACAGATCTAACAGCAATGATTCCTACTTTCATTACCTTGGCTGAAGCTCGTCTACAAAGAGAGCTAAGAACAAGACCAATGTTAAAGTCAGCAACTGCAACTATGACAGGTGGTGACAACACAATCGGATTGCCTACAGACTTCTTGGAAATGCGAGACTTGTTTACTCAGGGCAATCCAAGGATGCCTGTTAGCTATATGTCTCCATCAGCCTTTACTAGAAATGCTAGAGCAACAGAGTCAGGTAGACCAGTAGATTACTCAGTTATTGGATCAGAGATGAACTTTGCTCCCATTCCTGATGGTGCTTATGTCCTTGAAATGCTTTACTACTACAAGCCAGATGTACTATCTAGCACAAATGCTTCAAATGTATTCTTAGCGAACTACCCTGATTTATTACTTTATGGTTCATTGGCACAAGCCGAGCCATATTTAATGAATGATGCAAGATTAGCAACTTGGGCTTCTTTGTATGCAAGCACACTAGAACTCATTGCTACATCTGATGACAGCTCAGAATACAATGGTGTACCACTACAAATGAAATTAACTAATCGCTAAGGACAATCATGGCAGCTTTATCAAACTACTTAGAAAATGCTCTAATCAATGCAACTCTCCGCAATACTGCTTACACAAGTCCAACTACAGTTTATGTTGGTTTGTTTCTTACAGATCCTACAGATGCTGGGACAGGTAATGAGGTAAGCGGTGGTTCTTATGCTCGAAAGTCTATGGCTTTTAATGCTCCTAGCAATGGTGCATCAGTTAATAGTGCTGCTGTAGAGTTTGACCAAGCTACAGGCAACTGGGGAACAATCCCATTCTTTGCCTTATTTGATTCTTTAACTACTGGTAATATGCTCTATCATGGCGCACTAACCACTTCTAAAACTATTGAAACTGGTGATGTATTCAAGTTCGCTGCTGGTAGCGTAACTGTTACTTTGGCATAAGGTAAACCATGTCTACAATCGTAACTAGAGCTGGTAAAGGCTCACCACTTACTCATACAGAAGTAGACAATAACTTTACTAATCTCAATACTGACAAAATACAGTCTGGGAATACTGTTGCTGCATTAACTATTACTGCACTAACTACTCCATCAGTACAAGCTGCAAGTTCTGCTGGATTAGCACTTAAAAATTCCGCAGGCAGTACGCAGATGACTATGGGTGCAGGCGGTTTTGATAACTTAGCAATTAATGTACCTACAAATATTAATGGTGCAAACGCACAAATTGACATAAGCCCTACGGGTACTGGTCATGTTCACTTAAAGCCTAGCGGTACAGGTGGAGTAGAAATTGCCCCTACCAATGCTGGAACAATGAACAATATGGTTATTGGTGGCACAACACCTTTAGCTATTACAGGAACAACCATTACTGCCAATACAGGATTTACTGGCAATGTAACTGGTAATGTTAGTGGTACTGCGGCAAATGTAACTGGAACAGTAGCTATTGCCAATGGTGGTACTGGTGCTACATCTCGTCAAGATGCCATAGATGCTTTAGCTGGTTCAGTTACAAGCGGACAATATTTAAGAGGTAATGGTACTGATGTAGTTATGTCAGCAATTCAAGCTGCTGATGTTCCAACTCTTAATCAGAACACTACTGGCACAGCATCTAATGTCACAGGAACAGTAGCAGTAGCCAATGGTGGAACTGGCTCAACTACTACTTCAGGAGCAAGAACTAACTTAGGTTTAGCTATTGGCACAGATGTGCAAGCATATTCTTCTGAACTGCAAGGAGCATCACAAGGCGGTATTAATGGTTTTAAGAATAGAATCATCAATGGTGCAATGGTAATTGACCAAAGAAATGCTGGTGCTAGTTATACTTTAACTTCTTCTCAAACATATACACTAGATAGATTTTTTGGTGCAGAAGATACTGATGGTGTAATGACAGTTCAGCAATCATCAACAGCCCCAACTGGATTTAATTTTTCCGCTTTATGTACAGCAACAACGGCAGATGCAAGTTTAGGCTCAACACAGCATGTTTATTTAGGTCAAAAAATTGAAGGTTTTAATACTGCTGATTTAGGGTGGGGGACTGCCAATGCTCAAACAGTAACTCTTTCATTTTGGGTTCGTAGCTCATTAACTGGTACTTTTGGTGGGTCAATTACAAACTCTGCATTTAGTCGTTCATATCCGTTTAGCTACACAATTTCTTCTGCAAATACTTGGGAGAAAAAGTCTGTAACAATAGCTGGTGATACGACTGGAACTTGGGTCGGTGCAACAAATGGAGCTGGTATTCAACTCTTGTTTGGATTGGGAGTTGGTTCTTCATTTAGCGGTACTGCTGGTGCTTGGGCTGCGGCTGGACTAATGTCTGTTACTGGAGCAGTTTCCGTTATTGGAACACTAAATGCTAATTGGTACATCACAGGTGTTCAACTAGAAAAAGGCTCTACTGCTACTAGCTTTGATTACAGACCTTATGGTACTGAGTTAAATCTTTGCCAAAGATACTATTACAAAGCAATTACTGGAACTTTATTTAACCAACTTGCGTTTTGTAATGTTAGAACTACAACATCTCATTATGCTTTTTTACAGCTACCTGTAACAATGAGAGCAAATCCTTCTTCAGTAGATTATAGTGGTATTGGAATTATTGCCGCTTGGGGTCTTGGTGTTACAGGATTAAATAGTTTAACTTTGGCTAATGCCGCTTATGGTGCTGGTCAAACTCAAGTTCTTTTAGATGCAGTAACTTCAGGTGCTGTTGGAACTGTTGGTCAAATATCCATGTTGTTAGGAAATAACTCTGCAACAGGTTTTGTTGCTTTAAATGCGGAGCTTTAATATGTATAAAGAAATTATTAAAGATAGTCCTTATGGTGAACCTTCTAAATTTATTATTCGTGATAACGGAGATGGTTCTTTTACATCATTTGTAGCACAAGAAGATAACGAACTTTATAAAGCCTACCTAAAATGGGTAGCTGAAGGCAATACACCATTACCTGCGGATGAATAATGAGTAAATATACAGACCAATATGTTCTGTATGGATACTGGGACTATATCTATGCTGAAGGAGATGTCCTTGCTACAGATGGAGCTGGCTCAATTAATGGTATTGCAAGTATCTCAGGAATACCTAATGCTATTAGAGGTGGTCAAGGCTCTATTAATGGCATAGCCTCTATTGATGGTTTAGGCATTAGATTAAGATTAACTGGTGGCTCTTTAAGTGCAACTGGTTCTATAAATGGTTCTGGAATAAGACAAAGATTAAGCTCTGCAAGCATTATTGGTACAGGAACTATAGTAGGTCTTGGCGGTATTGTTGCTGAAGGATTTGGCTCAATTAATGGCATAGGATCAATTACAGGCTTGGGTGGCAAAGTAGCAAGTGGAGTTGGCTCAATAAATGGCATTGCAACAATTAGAGGTGTTTCTTACATCATAGGTGAGGAATGGATTGATGTAACTGAAGTTCCTAATACTTGGACAGCATCATCTGTAAGCTCTAATGATTGGACAAATAAAACTGTAGAATCAAGCTCATGGACACCAGTTTCTACATCAAATAATAGTTGGACAGATAAAACTACAGGAAGCAATCAATGGCTACAACAATAGATTTTGGCGAATGGATGCCAGACCAAGCTGGTATTACTGGTGCTATTCAAGAGGCATACAATGTTGTTCCTCAAGCAATTGGCTATGCACCATTACCTAATGCTGTTGATTTGTCTGGCGCTGCTAGTGAAAACCTAACCAATGTCTTTGCTACTAAATTTGGTGGAACTACAACTTTATTTGCTGCCGGCACAACTAAACTATTTAAGTTTGATTCTACTGACTTGAGCTTAGATAATGTCTCTAAGAGTGGTGGATATACAACTGCGGATCGATTCTATTTTACTCAGTTTGGTCAGAGATTAATTGCTGCTAACGGCAATGCAAAGCTACAGGGATGGGACTTAGGTAGCTCAACAGCATTTGCTGACTTGGCTGCTGCTGCTCCTACTGCTAAATATGTCACAGTAATTAGAGACTTTGTTGTAGCTGCTAACACTTCTAGCGCTCCTTCTACTGTTTACTGGTCAGATATTAATGATGAGACAGACTGGACTCCTAGTAATCTAAGCCAGTCAGACAATCAGATTATCCCTGATGGTGGTGACATCCGAGGTATTACAGGTGGAGAGTTTGGCATAGTATTGCTAGAAAAAGCCATTTCTCGCATGAGTTATGTCGGTGCGCCATTATTCTTTCAGTTTGATACTATTGTTAAGAATATTGGGTGTTATGAGGCTAATTCTATTGCTCAGTTTGGTAACTTAACTTTCTTCCTATCTGATGATGGATTCTATATCTGTGATGGTCAAACAGTAAGTCCTATTGGTGCTGAGAAAGTAGATAGATTCTTCTTTACCAATGTAGACCAGTCAAAAATGAATGAGATGTCTGCTACTGTGGACACAATCAGAAAGCTAGTGATTTGGCAGTTTACTGACATCTTTGCTCGAAAGAGATTAATGATTTACAACTGGCAGTCTAAGAAGTGGTCTGAGGGTGAAACTGATACAACCTACCTAGCACCTATTGCATCTGCTGGCATAACTCTAGAGGCATTGGATGCTTATGGAAATATGGATACTATTAATACTTCCTTTGATAGCCGACTATGGGCTGGCGGTAAGTTTGTTAGTGCTGGCACAAGAGGAGCTAAGATTGTTACTTTCACAGGACAGCCAAAAGAGGGCTATATAACCTCTAGCGACATTGGCAATGGCAGTCAGTCTATTATTACCCTAGCCAAGCCTAAGATTGATAATGGTAGTTCTAGTGTGGCTGTGTTTTCTAGAAACCTATTGACTGCTGTG